CAAAATCTAACGAATTGATTATTGATTTTAGAACACAGCAACTTCAGTTACAAGAAGAAACTATTAATCTGTATAAGGAAAAAGTTAAAGTCGTAAAACCTAAATGGCACGAAAACAAATGGTTATGGTTTGTTTATGGTGTCGGTGCTACGGCAATTTCAGTTAATCTTGCAGGACAATTAAACTAATGGCACAACAAATAAAAGAAGTAATCAAACAAGAGTATATTAAATGTGCTCAAGACCCTGTCTACTTTTTAAAAAAGTATTGTATGATTCAACATCCGATTAAGGGTAAGATTCCATTTAGTTTGTATCCATTTCAGGAAACAACAATAAATGAATTCAAAGATAATCGATTCAATATAATTTTAAAAGCGAGACAGTTAGGGATAAGTACATTAACTGCTGGTTACTCTTTATGGATGATGACATTCTTCCAAGATAAAAATATATTGGTTATTGCTACAAAACAAGATACTGCAAAAAACTTGGTAACAAAAGTTCGTGTTATGCACGCAAACTTACCATCTTGGTTGAAACAAAAATGTGTTGAGGATAATAAATTAAATCTTCGATATGTTAATGGTTCACAGATAAAAGCAAGTGCAAGTGGTCCTGAAGCTGCTCGTTCAGAAGCTCTATCATTGTTGATACTTGATGAGGCGGCGTTCATTGATAAGATTGATGAGATTTGGACTGCATCACAACAAACACTTACAACGGGTGGTAGTTGTATCGCACTTTCAACACCTAACGGAGTTGGTAATTGGTTTCATCAAACATGGGTACAGGCAGAAGAGGGAAGAGGAATGTTCAATGATATCAAACTTCATTGGACTGTACATCCTGATAGAGAACAATCATGGAGAGATGAACAAGATGAACTATTAGGTTTACAAGGTGCAGCACAAGAATGTGATTGTGATTTCTTAACATCAGGTACTTCTGTTATTGATGCGTTAATATTAGAGAAATGTAGAGAAACACATGGTGAAGAACCTGTGGAGAAACGAGGAGTTGATAGTAATCTTTGGATTTGGAAACAACCAGATTATACTAAAAATTATGTGGTATGTGCTGATGTTGGTAGAGGAGATTCAAAAGATTTTAGTGCTTTTCATGTTATAGATGTAGAGACTATAGAACAAGTAGCAGAATACAAAGGTAGGATTCCTACTAAAGATTTTGGTAATATGTTGGTAAATATTTCAACGGAATATAATGATGCCTTACTAATTATAGAAAACAATAATATTGGTTGGGCAACTATCCAACAAGTAATAGATAGGGAATATCCTAATCTATTTTACACAAGTAAAGATTTAAGGTATGTAGATATTGCACACCAAATGACTAATAAATACAGAAGTCAAGAAAAGAATATGGTGGCTGGATTTACAACCACAATGAAAACTCGACCTTTGATTATTGCAAAGTTAGAGGAATATTTTAGAGATGAAAGTGTAGTGGTACATAGTAGTAGATTGATTGATGAACTACTTACTTTTATTTATGTAAATAATAGAGCCGAAGCTATGAGTGGATATAACGATGATTTAGTTATGTCATTCGCTATCGGTTTATGGGTTCGTGATACTGCATTAAGATTACGAACTGAGGGAATTGAATTAACAAAAAAGACTCTCAATAGAATGCAAGATATTGATGGTCTTTATACACCCGATGAAAAGAAGAATGATTCTTGGGATTGGGAAGTAAACAAGAAAAAAGAGTCATTAGAGTGGCTCTTATAAGTGAGGTAAAAAATGGCAGATAAAACATTATTCGGAAGACTGAGAAGATTATTCTCAACAAATGTTATCGTAAGAAATGTCGGTGGACGAAAACTAAAGATAGCAGATACCGAACAATTACAATCAGCAACAAAATCACATTTAGTTGATAGGTATTCAAAACTACATAGTGGTTTAGATATGGTGAATAGTGGATATTCCACATTCGCACAATTACAAGCGGCTCGTATGGGTTTGTTTAAAGATTATGAAAGTATGGAAAGTGATAGTATTATTGCATCCGCACTTGATATATACGCAGATGAATCAACAATGAAAAATCCATATGGACAAGTATTGGAGATTCAAAGTGATAATGATAATATCAAATCAATTTTACATAATTTATTCTATGATATTATGAACATTGAATTTAATTTATGGCCATGGACTAGAAATTTAGCTAAGTATGGTGATTTCTTTTTATTCTTAGATGTAAAGGATAAGTATGGTATTACTAATGTGGTTCCATTATCACCTTATGAATTAGTTCGTTCAGAGGGAGAAGACCCTGAAAATCCATATTATGTAAAATTTTATTTAGAATCAACAGAAACTGCACATCCTTATTTTGCAAGACCTACTCAGAGTACTAAAATAGAATTTGAGAACTTCCAAATTGCTCACTTCAGATTGGCAAGTGATAGTAATCTTTTACCTTATGGTAAATCTATTTTAGAAAGTGGTAGAAAGGTTTGGAAACAATTAACTCTTATGGAAGATGCTATGTTGATACATAGAATCATGAGAGCACCAGAAAAAAGAATCTTCAAAGTGGATATTGGAAATATCCCACCAAATGAAGTTGATAACTATATGCAAAGAATCATCAACAAGATGAAGAAAACACCATTTATTGATGATGCGACTGGTGATTATAATTTGAAGTTCAACATACAGAACTTAACAGAAGATTTCTTTATGCCAGTTCGTGGTGGAGATAGTGGTACAAACATAGAATCACTACCTGGTATGCAATATGAAACTACTGATGATATTGAGTATTTAAAAAACAGATTACTTGCGGCACTTCATGTACCAAAAGCATTCTTGGGATATGAAGAATCACTTGGTAGTAAAGCCACATTAGCGGCAGAAGATGTAAGATTTGCTAGAACTATTGAAAGAGTTCAAAGAATTCTTGTTAGTGAGTTAACTAAGATTGCGGTTGTTCATTTATATTCACAAGGATATACAGATGCTGAGTTGGTAAACTTTGAATTGAGTTTAACAAGTCCATCTACAATTTATGAACAAGAGAAAATAGAATTGTGGAGTAATAAAATCAATCTTGCTCGTGATATGAAAGATAATCAAATGATGAGTACAGAGTGGATTTACAAACACATATTTAATTTCTCTGATGACCAAATCAAGGAAATGGATAAAGAGTTGGTACAAGACCAGAAACAGAAATTTAGATTTGAACAAATATCTGTTGAGGGTAATGACCCACAGGCATCAGGTGAATCAGTTGGAACACCAAGTGATATGGCCTCTGCTGCTACTGAAGAGGGTGGTGGTGAAGATGATGATGTAGCTGGTTCAATCTTTGACCAAGATGAGGGTGGAGCACCTGAGGGTGGATTCGAGGGTGCTGGAAGACCTAAAGAAGTAAGTAAATATAGTAAAGATGGTAGTGCAAGAGGTAGAGACCCACTTGGAAGACCTAAGATTCCTATTGCTTTAGCTCATTATGATAGTTTGAAGAAATCTTTTGGAAGTAAGGCCAAAGAAATCTTAGAAGAAACTATTAAGGCAGAAGAAATAAATGAAGAATATAAAGATTTTAAGGAAGATAAATAACGATTTCTTGAAAGTTTTATATTTATATATGGTACGAATATAAGAAAAATTGGAGTGTTTGATGTCAAGCCAAAAAAAACATAATAAAATTAAAAATACAGGTATATTGTTTGAATTATTAACGAGACAAATCACTGTCGATGTGATGAATGATTCAAAAAACTCACCTGCGATTAAAATACTTAAAGAATTTTTTAATGAAAAAACAACATTAGGTCGTGAAAAAGAACTTTATTCAATTTTATCGGAAAAGAAGTATAAAAATTTAAATCAGGCTGAAATTTTACTTGAAGCCGTGATAAAAAATCGTAGAAAGTTATCAAATCGTAAATTAAAAAACGAAAAATATAACTTAATCAAAAGAATTAAAGAAAATTACAATGTAAATGATTTTTTCAATTCAAGAATCTCAAACTATAAAGTTTTAGCTTCAATTTACAATGTATTCGAATTAGAATCAGCAAAAGATGTAATCGGTCCTATTGAAGAAACTGATAGTAAGATTAGTATCATCGAAAATATTGTTGGTTCTGAAATAAAATCAAATAAAAAATCAAAAGATTTAGTTGAATCGTACCAATCTCAAGAACAAGATGTAAGATTACTTACATATCAATTGTTAGTAGATAAATTCAACAAAAAATATAGTAATCTAAATGAATCTCAAAAAAATCTATTAAGAGAGTACATCAATAATCTATCAAACACTAACTCTTTGAGAGAATTCATAGATACTGAGGTTATCAAAGTACAAAAGGCACTTAAATCCCATCTAACA